TGCTGAATCTAAGCCGAAGCTGGTAGATGTCACATGGCTATTGCAACGCTACCCGCTGACTCGCACCACAATCCTCAACAGACTGGCTGGGCACAATCAAGGCAGCGAAGGCAAGCACCTGTACTGCCCTGATACTGTCCATGCCATCTTGACCGCTGCGCCTAAAAAGCGTGGCCGCGTACGCAAGGAATGAGGGCTAATTGCCCTCTAACATATCCGCGATTTCATCAACCGTGGGGTTGTAATAGGTGTTGATCAAAACAGTTGACGTGCGATGCCCTGTGATCTTCATCAAGATCTCGACCGGTACTTTTTGAGACCTGACAAAGCGACTGATCGCTTCGTGGCGCGTGTCGTGAAAATGCAGATCGGCCAGCTCGCTTTTTTTTAAGCCACGCTGCCAAGACTTTTTAAAACTATCTAAAGTATTCGGAAATAATTTCGGCTTGTCGTGCTGAATCAGCGCAATCAAATCTTTAGCACCCTGCAACAGTGGCACGTCACGCGGATGTCCGTTTTTGGTATCCGGCAAATGTAGATGCCTGGCGAATATATTTTTACGCTCGGCCGCCAATATCTCGCCTTGCCGCATGGCCGTCTCCAGCGCGAACAAAAAGCACCAAGCGACGTAGTGGCGCGGTTCGGTCGGCACTTGGCCGCGCTTGTATTCAAATGCCGCTATCAGTGTCTCGACTTCGTCATCGGTAATGCGCCGTGATCGCGCCTTAGGTTGTTTTGGCTTGGCCACCAAATCAAATGGGTTTGACTCAAGTAAAAATAACTCTTTTCTGGCGTAGCTGAAGATCGACCCAAACAACGCCATCTCGCGCAGCACAGTCGCGTCAGCAATCGTTTTTTGGCGTTCGTTGCGCCATTTGGTGAGTATTTGCGGTGTGATGTCGTGGATGCTGGTTGTGACCAGCTCAGGAAATCGGGTTTTGATCGTGTGCAGCTGCTCTTTGATGTACTGCGCGCTTTTCTTGTTTCGACCAGACTCGGCGTAGTATGTGTCGAGCAGCTGGCCAAACGAATAATACAGTTTAATCCCCGCCCGCTCATTTTTGACCTGTGCTTTTTCTTCGAGTAGTTTTAGTGCTGCCCACTGCTCACATTCTTTCGCAGTGTCGCGTGTAGCGGTCAAACGCTTACCGCCCACCATCAGTCTGATCTGGTAGGAGTCGCCGTGTTTGTATGGGGTTGGGATCTTACGCATTTTCTTGCGACAATCTTGCGGCAATTGATGGTGCATATTAGATATTTTATATCCATTTTGCACGCTTTTGATATGTATTTAATTGCATCACAACAGTAGAAATCCATTGATTTAAGGTAAAAACCTTTGTAAATCAATGGTAGGCACAAGCAGACTCGAACTGCTGACCCCCACCATGTCAAGGTTAATTATTATAAATAAATACAATAACTTATTTTTAATTGCGACATATTTGCACCAATAAAAAATAAACAACTACTGCAAAAAGTAGGTGGTCTTGTCCCATATTTAAACCTCAAACCCGCAACAAAAAAGACCCCGCCGCAGCGGGGTTAGTTTTGCAGCAGGCTACGCATCGAGCCACGTCCGCATCGTTTCCAACCGCCGCAAGCGATCATCATAGCCATTAAGCCCGCCATTGATTCGGCGTGTGATTGCATTGATGTCGCCAGCGTCGGCCAGATTATTAAGCCCTTTATCCGCCCAATACTTGCAAGCGATCAGCAGGCCAACTGACGGCGTGGCCACAATCTCAGGATGACGCTCAAAGTCCATGCCCAATGATCTGCCATAGGTGCGATAGTTGGCACGGCCTGTCAACTGGATTGGCCCGCGCCCCTTGTATCGCACACCGTCGCCTCGCTGCGTATTGCCCAAATCCTGCCGACCTTCGTACGCCGCGCCGCTTGCAATCTCCTGCATGTACTTAAAGCTGCCTGATTCGTGACCGAGCTGCGCTACAAAGTGCATCAAGCGCAGGTGATTGTCGAGTATGCCGTAGCTGCGCATGTGTACCGCAGCTGCAAGACCAAGCTCATCTGCGATCTCAGTAGACGCACCCAGCCGCCGAAATAGCGCGATCAGCGTCATGCGGCCAATCACCCCATCTGCCGCCACGCCAATCTGCCGCTGTAAAGACATTGCATTTTTACTATTCATCGCCGCACCTCATTATTAAATGGACTTGCACACGTCAGCAGCGCGTATAAGCACACTGCGATGCCAATAATCAGCAACGGCAGTGCAAGCCACTGCGTCCCCGCCATGCCGATCAGACATGCCAATACATTGATCAGCAGACCCGTTTGCAGTGAGATACACGTCGTATCAAGACGGCAGGTGGGCACTGCGATAGCCAAGCCATTGATCAGCCCAAATACAATCCAAAAAATGATCATCATTAAGCCCCCATCTTTGACGACACAGCTTTGATCAGCCATGCCCGCACGATTTCGACGATGGCAGGCGCGATAAACGCAACGCCGCCAACCCACAGCGGATTAACCAACGTCAGCGACCCATCAACACTCAGCACATAAATAAACGCCGCAACGCCGAAACTGACCGACACTAGAAATTTAATGCTGAGTGACATCGGCTTGGTCTTTACGTCGTCTGGCACGGGGTAAAACGTGCCGAGCAGCGAGCCTAAAAACAGACACAAAAGCGAGCCAATAAAAATCAGCTCAGTTGGATAGTCAGCGACTAAAACAGCCAGCGGACTCGCCGCCGCAGTTGACTTTTGCGGCGTCAAAAATGGCACGCTCAGGGCAAAACTTAATCGCCACAAGAATGCCCATAAAACAGATAAGCGCATAAAAACCTCAGATATTAAAAAATCGACAGTCGGCAGTCGGCAGCCTGTTAAACAAAAATCGCGTTGACGGAGTAAGGACTTAAAAAGCCTTCCTCTAGTTTTATTTCTTTAATCTCAACGGTTTGACCGATTAGGTTAACACCTGCATGATCGCCTTGCAGATACCTGAATCCAAGCAAGCTTCGATTGGGTGTTACTGTGTCCGTACCCGCTGGGAAAAAACTATAGGTGTAAAAGTTCCACTCATTTGGGATATAATCAACTATTATATTGACTAAATTTTTACCCGCAGAAGCCCCCGAAAGGCCCACATATATATAAAAGCGCGTACGGGCTAAAGACGGTTTAATCCAAAAGCTAACAGTATGCAGCTTGCTTGTGTCATAAGCAGCAAGGCTTGATGGCGGACAACACAGCTGAAAAAGCCTGCTCCATATTGCTGATTCACTCAGACTCGTGACTGTAAATTTGTAAGCCTGCGGCTGAAATAAGCTGTCTAGGACTACGACGTCCGATGTGCCGTGGTCATTAGCACCTGCATCATTAAGCGCCCACAGATTTTTGCCGTAGACCTTTACGCCCCGCGCTCGAATCGAATCAACCGCTTGATTGTTGTACCGCACAAAATTGCGCAACCCGCTATCTGCAATCCTCATGTCATCACCCCACAATCACATAGAGTTTCGTTGTAGAAGCCTTTTGTGGTGCGGTAAGTGCGTCATAAGCAGCCTTGGTAAGCTGTACGATTTCGGCCTTAAGGGCGATAGCCGTGGCATTTGCAGAGGTTTGACCTTGTAGCTTACCTGTAGCGATCAAGACTGTATCTGCTGCTGTAACTGGTGTAGCTGTTGCTGTAGACAAACCCGTTAGTGCTGTGCCACGCACTGTAGCGGCTGCCGCTGTTGTCTCTAGTTTTGCGTCAAGTGCGCCTTGTAGCCCTGTCACATCAGCAATGAGGTGTGTGTGTGTGCTGCTTGCCTTGCCTGAGATTGCTGCGGCATTTGCAGTTGCCTGAGCCTGCAACTTACCCGCTGCTGTCCGCACCGTATCTGCGGCTGTGATAGGCGTAGCGGTAGCAGTAGACAGCCCTGTCAGCGGTGTGTCGCGTACTTTTGCATCTGTGTAATAAAGGTTAGATGACCCTTGCGGTAGCGCGTCAGTGTTGGCAATTACGCTGCTACCGACAGCCGACCATTGCGCGTCAGACACGTCCCAAGCGTAGACAATCACATCTGAGCCTATACCCATGTCAACTTGTGCATAGTCGCCCGCTATAGATGTCGGGTACGCAGCAATCAAGTCAAAAGACGATGAATACAGACCTAAAAATCGCTGATTGTAATCAGCGGCATCTAGCTTGGCCGCAAGTGCGGCAGCATCAACTGTAGACAGTGGTTGTGTTAAAACAGCATTTGGATTTGGCATTATGCACCCCCCCGAGCAATTCTAAGCCGCGCCGTGCCCTGCACTTGAAGCACTGGCCAAGTGTGCTGCGCAACGAGTGACTGCTTTGCGCCACCAACTGTTAGCGTCTCAATCCATTCCATATCAGCCCACGCATCGCCCGCAAACCCGCCACGAATCTCGACGGTTTGACCCGCTGTGCCAGTGGCGCGATATGTGTAGACGCTGCCCGTGCCATTTGGCTCAACAACAAATGGGGCTAAGGCCACGCCATCAAAAACCGTGAAAATATTGGTTTGCTTGCTCATACAATCACCCATCCAGACCCGTTAAAACGATAGTCATCGCCTTCATCATCGACAAATACTCGCCAGCCGCGCACTGGCGCATAAAATGCCCAACCATCGCTGTAATAGACGGCTAGATCATCTTCATGCGCTGCCCAGTCACCTGTAGCCGTAGCAGCAACGATGTAGGCGTTACCGACCACTGGACTGACTGGCGGAGTGCTAAGGTCTTTATCCAAGACTACGCACTGCGCCAAAAAGCTCAAACGACGCAAATTGGCATTCATCGCCACGCCCCAAGCGTTATCACCCAGCGCAAAATCACCGGTTAAACCGATACCTCCTAACCCACTACTCATGCCCCACCCCAATTGCTGCCGTATTCAAAGCCAAATCCGCCATAGTTGCGTTCAAAGCGATGACTATGCGATTGGTACGAATCCACACCGTCGCGCACTGCCAAAAGCTCAATCGTCAAATGCGTCTGCATACCGCCACAGTCGGCTAGCTCATCTTCAATGGGGTATGTATAACTTGTGCCAGTCAGGTCGGTCACACTGCGACATAGCACGCTATCTTGGTCATAGATGCGGATGGTGTAGGTCAGATCAGGCTCAGGCGTGACGCTGGATTCATCCTGTGCGAGTAAATAAACAGTCTGCTGTAGTCGATTGCGATGCGCCCACGACACAGAGACAGCACGATCAACCTCGGCAGGTAAGTAGTCGCTGTTTAATCTAAAAAATGCTGGTGGATAGGGCTTGTTATGCCGGGCCACAATCTCGACGCTATCAATCGGTGCATCATCATCAGCAAGCACGTCTGTTGTGGTTGCCGTGATGACTTTGGCATCAACCAAGGCACCATCTGGATAAGCATTAGGATCTAATGCCTCAAAGCCTTCAGCAAAAAACAATTTGCTGCCAGCCGCATGCGCCTGTGGCACGGTATCAAGCACGCCACGCGCGATGGTCAATAATCCAGTATCTAGGTCAATGTCATCCAGACGCACATATTCAGTGCCAATGATGGCGTAGTCGCCCTCATCGATCCCGTCAAGGCTGCCAACAATTGATATATTGACAGTGCTAAACTCCTCGATCACTAAATCGCTTAAAATGGTCGCTACAGCACAGTGTGTGGCAGTATCGACGGCGACAAAATCAGCAATGCCGACGCGAGTTTTTAGTGTGTAATCGACGCTTGCAGTAGCATGCTGTTGCGCATAAATCACAGCATAGCCATCGTCAGGCGCAACAAAACTAAGATCTGCCGCAGTTAAGCTGGTTGCTAAATCATAGTAAGTAGCCTCTGTAAACAAGCGTGCTGGTGATGGCGCGGGAGGCGCAAGTGGATCTATCCAGCCCGCATTTTGCTGCGCCCCGTAGCTGCTAACTGGCAAGCCAAATACGTCTTCCGTCGCTTCGACAGTGATCATGCCATTTTCGAGCGTTCCGGTACTGACGGTAATCACGCGCAATACCACGCCAGATAGGCCAAGCTTCGGCCAGTCCAACACAAGCACGTCACCTTGGAGCAGCTTCCACGCCTGTCGATTCACAGTAAACTTGGCTTTGGCCAGCGGGGATGACCGAGCTAATAAATCACGAATCGCCACGCGCTGCGCAATCTGGTTGCTATTGATACCGCTATAGTTGATTTTTTGGCTGACCACCTGCGCCTGTGCTTGGACGTTTGCCAAGTCATGCACGGTGATCGCGGTTTCTTTGCGTGTATCAGGGTCGGTATACGCGACGGTCAATTCATTGATGGTTTCGCCCCAGCCAGCTCGCTGAAATGATTGCAGCTCGCCGATATTGCTGGGATCAAATACCGGCAAATCACCGACCACATAATCAGCACGGATCAGCTTAATTTGATACTTACCAGTTTTAGGATCAATGCGCAGCGCACCGCCAATATGGTCAAACACGATCTGGATAAACGCTTGAATCGTGCTTTGCTGATTCCACATCAGGCTCAGGCCAAAACCTTCGTCATACAGTGTATCTGCGGCTTCGGCAAAACTGACGGCATCAATAATGGCAGTCGGATACCCCATGCCCCACTCAGTGTCTGTAATGCACTGATAGACAATGTGCGCAGGATTCATATCGACGCCAATGACGGCTTTTTCTGGGTACCACACTGGCGTATTCCAGCCAGACAACATACGACTGACTAAAACCTGCCAGCCTTTTAGATATGGATTGTTTGCAGAGATCAAGCCTTTGAACACAATCGCAAAGATGCCGCGAAAAGCAGGGATTAGATCGCCAAGCGCAGCGGTCATTATTGGGCTGCGGCCTTGCGTAGGCTCGCCCATATTGATTTCAGCGGTACCGCTGATGCCGCCCTCTTTATCATCACCGCCAAAGATGTGCCAAGCGCGGATTGGTACGGTCATCGACGACGTGACAGGAACGCCAGCAGAAATATCTGATGTTAATATCTGGGTTTTTTTCAGACGAAATCTGTCCCAGCCACTAACAAGCGGCTGCTCAGGCGGTTCTGGCGTGTCAACAACGCCGCTCCAGACCGCTCGATCATCCACATCAATCTGACTGACCGCATCGACGGGCCCATGACAAAATCCCATATGAATCGTCAATCCATAGCGATAGCCAACCGTCTGTTTTTTCTTTTTGCCGCTACTCATGACTGACTCACCTCGCGCAATTTCGCCTGCTCAACGGTCTTTATCGCCATTGCGTCACCCGTGGCCAGCAGTACTTCGCTATCCAGCCCACAGCGAACAAATTGCCGATAATCTAAGCCTTGTTGAGCAAACCATTCGCGAGCACCACGACTGCAATAGCCAAGTGCTCGCATATCGGCATAGGTCACGATCATTTTTTGCCACCACTTTTTTGGATTGGCTCGTTATACAGCTGACCAAACCAAAGCACGTTAGGGCCAGTGATTCGCACTGTGCCGAACACCACAGGAATTGGCCGACCTTCCTCGGCTGTCGGGGCGTCAAAGTCAGCCAGCTCGGCAGGCTTTGGCACTTCTGGCTTCGGAATCATCGCTGCTGAAATAAATGCAGATACAACTAAAATCACGAAATAAGCGGTAAATGGATCCATATTTTTCTCCTTAAAAAATCGACCCGCCAAATGGGTTTTTGGTCGGGATATAGGGCATGCCGCCATAGTTCAGCGTGTTGTTAAATTTGCTGTGGCAAGTACCTAGACTGTGATCACAACCGGCATAAGCCGTGATCGTGTCGCCAACCTCAAGCGCATACAGCGGCAGATTGACGGTGATCATGTCGCCCGTGTGCTCAGTGATAAAGCGTCGTTCCGTGCCGAACTCAATAAAACCACCTGCCAAATATCCGGCGGCCAAGCTTCCAAATGCTGTACTGGTGAGCGTGACACCAGCCACTGCTGAGAGCGTGGACACAACATCAAATAACGACTTATTGACACCACAGGCCGTGCCATACAGCACATGTGGGCATTGCCGCTGATACATGCGGCGCAATCCAACCCGCTGTAAGCTGCTACTGATTGGCTCGCAGTTGAGAGAGGCGGTCGAACCTGTCCACTCACAATTCAGCACCCGACCCGACCAAATCACCGCACCGTCGCTATCACCAGCGTGTACACGATGCACGGTCACCACGATCACATCGTTTGGCGGCATCACCCGAAACAGATCAGCAATCGCAAAATCACGCACCACCGCCAGTTTGAGATTATTGCGACCCTTCTCAGTGGTAAAGTCGATGCTGCCGCGCTGGATCAACGCGGGCTGCCACAGATAACCGTTGTACAGCTGTGTTGTCTTCGCGCTGGTAAAGCGCAATAGATTTGCACCCCACACAAACTCATACAGCTCAATTGGTTCGCCAGCCTGCATGCTGGTTTCGCGTAGGTCATACGTCATCGTTGGTTGTCCTCCAATTTGCCCGCACGTCGACGTAATCGCCCCATGACCACGCCAACTCGATGGCATCAGCATCAAGGCGGCAATAACTCATTAGGCTGATACGTTCAATGTCATCTGGCAGGACGGCGATGCCTAATGCTGCATCAAGCGTGAGCTGCTCGGTTTGTGCGTCAATGACGCTGGAGGCGGTAATGCGACGGTAAAGGACTAGGCCGCTGGATAGCTCGATGCGCAGATCACGGCGGTTCTTGTCGATTTGGTACAGATCGGTATAGCCGTGATTTCCGATATTGATCTGTAGACTGATAGCAGCGACAGGCGTCACTAAGTCAAAGTCATTTAAAAATGAGGGTAGCCAAATGCACTTATAGCGACCACGCTGCGCATACAACCAACCACGAAATGCACTGATTTGCGCACGACTGGCCAACACCCAATGATGCGATTGCAACAAGACGGGCTGTCCTGTTTCGTCGTCGCGGTACATGCCACCAATTTGAAAATCAACCACCGACATTTTGCGCTGATAATCGACAGTGATGTCGTCCATCCAGTTGCTGGGAATGAGCAGCACTGGCTCACTGCGGTACAGCACGTCTGGTATGGCGGCTGGATACTCGCTCACGTCATCCAACATGAAGCGTGCGACGTTGTAAACGGCATCGCCTGTAAAGCGAGTCACCTGCTGCTGCGGTTCGAGATACGCAGTGCGCAACGGCACAATGGTTGTTTCGATTGGCCAACTGCCAACGATGGGCGCAGCAATGCCGATCTGATCGGCTGACACACTGACAATATCGACCACCACACGCCGCTCGCCGTCGATCAAGATCGCCTGACCACCAGTGACAAAATCACGATATTCAGCATCCAGCGGGATGACGGTTGCGCCACTGCTGATCGCTGCTGTTATCGGCGTTGCATCCGTCCAAATCGGCAATTGCCACGGCTTTGCACCGTGTGACCACAACGCGGCTTCAAAGGCACGACGGGCGTGTGCGCCATCAATCAAATAGCCAAATTCAAGCCAGCGGCGCGGACTCTGTCGCAAAGCTGCGCGCTGCTCCGCACCGTTGTAGGCCAGCAGCACGTCTGTCTTAAATTCTAGGCGTTCGATGATTGGGGTTGACCAATCGGCGGGTGTTGTCCAAAGCATAAAAATAGCCCTCGATTAGGGCTATTGTGTTGGGATGTGTGGAGCGTGTCAGGCTGCGACTATTTCTAAGCCGCCTATGTGGCGGGCAACGAAAGCATCGAAAGCGTATTCACCACCACAGGTTTCTAAGCCGCCTATGTGGCGGGCAACAGCAACAGAATAGCACAATGCCTCATTAAATCAATATTTTGAAAACGCAAAACCCGCAAAACCAAAGTTTTGCAGGCGACAAACCAACCAACAGACTGTTGACAAATGTCAACAAGTGGCAATAATAGCGATATCCATGCAGGAATTGGCTATGAAAAAACACCCCAACAAGCACATTAGGGACGCGATTGCGTATGCAGAGGCTAATGGTTGGGATGTGATTGAGACGGGCAAGTCCGCTCATGCGTTTTGTCGGTTGTACTGTAGGGCTGGTCATGCTGAACATATGATGAGCATCTGGAGTACCCCACGCAACCCAGAAAATCACGCAAAGCAAATTCTGCACAAAGTCAGTCAATGTAACGGGGAGCAGGACGAATGAAGACTTATCATTTTACGATTGTTGTTCGTGATGCACAGATCGGCATGACAGATTTGGAAGATCGGCTATTTGAAGCGGGTTGTGACGATGCGCTGCTATGTAGCTACAATCAGACCGTGTATCTGGAGTTTGATCGTGAGGCAATCAACGCAGAACAGGCCATTAAAACAGCCCTAGCTGATATTAAGGCAGCAGGATTTAGGCAGCCTGTGGTGCAGGAAGCAGGAGTATCCACATTGTCTGAAATGGCAGATCGTGCAGGCATTACTCGTGCAGCTTTTTCATTATATGCTAGGAATAAACGCGGTGATGGTCACTTCCCCTCACCAGTTTACGGCGTTGCCTCTGGTTCGGCATTGTATTCATGGCCAGAGGTCTCTGAATGGCTGTACAAGCAAGGTAAGCTTGCCAAAGAACAGTATGACATTGCGCATGTGGCTTTGGGGTCATCTGAGCAACTGTCGAACTGATCCAGCATTGCGTTCAATCATATTCAAAATCACCCGCTCACCTGATGCACTGGACATATAGTCTTGCACCAGATTCGGATCAATCACGTTGACGATACGGGTTGAGCCGCCGCTGCCACCGCCGTTGGCGACGTGGCGTGGATCGTTGCGGGTCAGCACTTCCTCACCCGCCTGTAAGACGGCAGGCACTTCACCCGGCTTCATGCCTGCAATACCGCCGACGTGATAGCGTGGCGCGTGGGTAAACATCGACATATTATACGACTTCTTCGCGCCTGCACCGCCCGCGATGCCGCCACCATGAAACAGACCAGCCAAAACACCTCCGATCCCATCGCCTTTTTTTGCATTTTTCCCAGCCTTGCCGATACTGCCGCCACCGCCACCGCCACCCGCACTCGCCGCACCGCCAGTCAGCGCATTTAGCAGCATAAAAATCGCAATCTTGGCCAGTGCCTGTGCTGCCATTTGTGCTAGTGACTTGACGAAGCTTTTGGCAAAGTCCTTAATCGCGTCACTAGCGGACTTACTCCCTTCGACCAGATCCATAAAAAACGTCGATAAGCCAGACTCACCTGCACTGATCGAGGTTTCAGCAAGGTTGGCATAAAATTCCCCCATCTGATCTTGCAGGGCGGGAATAGTAAGCTGTAGGTTGGCGATTTTGGTTTCGAGGTCGGTGATCGGTGCGGATAGATTGGCCGCGCCATTTGCCTCAAGCTGTTGCAGTTCGGCCAGTTGCGCTTTGAGGTTGGTCAATGCCGCCAGCCGCGCCTGCTCTTTGTCGCGCTCGAGTGTCAGTGTGCCGCGTCCGCTCGATTTGGCATCCCGCTCCAGTATGCCCTCAGCGTTCGCCAGATTATCGAATTCAGTCTGTGCTTGCTTCTGGATGTCAGCGGCTTTGGCGGCCAGCTTCTGCTTCATGATGATTTCAAGCGTGATCTGTATCTGCGTCTGATCGGCTTCTTTTTGTAGGTTGTGCAGGGTTTCCGCCCACTTGTTGTCGATCTCAAGCAGCGATGCTTCCAGCTCATCGCCTTTTAAGCGCAGCAGCTCGACGCTCAGTTCGTTTTGCTGTTGCACCTGTTTGCGTGACAGCTCATCGAGGGCTTGCTCCTCTTCCCTTTGGTTAATCTCTAACAACTGGCGTTTTTCGCTGATACTGTAGTCTTTGTTCAGCTCGATCTGTTCGCGCTCACGCTCAAACTTCCATTGCATAATCTGGGCTTCTGAGCGTTCGGCGTGTAGCAAGGCACTGGCGCGACTGGCAATCTCTAACGCGCGTTTTTTCCCCTCGGCGGTCAGGTTGTCCAGCTTTTGCAGATGGTTTTTTTGCTCCTCTGCATATTGGCTTTTCAGTAAATCCAGCTCAGTCTGCTGAGTCTTTTTAGTGTTGATGATGTCGGTATTAATTTCGCCGCGCTTGGTCGGATCGGTTTCTTTGGACAAATCACGCTGTAGCATCTTGATTTCGATGTTATGCAGTTGTTGCAAAAGCGCCCGTTTGCGGTTGTACCACTCGGTCAGGCTTACACCCTCCTTCTGTTTTTTATCTTCGAGTAGCTTGAGTGCTTCTTCGGCATCTGTTTTTGCCATTGACAGTGCGTCATTTGGTGCATCAGGCTTGGGTTTTGTGCGGACAGTGCCTAGCGGCTTATTTGCAGGCTCGACCAAGCTTTTATATTCTGTGGTTTCTTTAAGAATGCCTTCAAGGTCATCAATCTTGCCGATAGACTCCGCCAATGTACTCACGGTGCCATCAAAAAAACCTCCTGATCTAACCTCGATTTTATTTAGACCTGCGTCGATTTTGTTGATTTCTTGCAGTAATTCGGATGCACTCAAACGGCCAGACTCAAACTCGCCTGCCAACTTTTGCAATTGAGATGCTTTATTTCGATCTTGAGGCGATGCAAGTGCGGCTTGGCGCGGACTCGTGCCGATAAGGCCACGCGCCTCTTTACGCAACTGAGCAGAGATATCTTTGCGCTGTTGCTCAATCGCACTTTTTTCCGCTGTGATCTTCTGATCAATCTGTGCTTTATGTGCATTGCGCTGCGCCTCGGTCATCGCATTTAGTTTTTTGGTCACCTCCTCAGCGGTCGTGCCGATTTTTTCCAACTCTGTCGCCGCCGAGCTTGCATTATCACCCATGGTCAAAAAGCCAGCCGCAAGCAGGCCGACGGTTAAAATCAAGCCAACAGGGCCACTCAGCACTGCCAGTAAGCCACGACCTGCCAGTGCTGCCCGACTGGTTGCCGCTGCTGCTGCCGCCTCACTGGCTGCCAGTTTTTTGGTGGTGGCGTCCAATGCCGCACGCGTGCGGGTTAAATTCGCCTCCGCTGCGGCTAATTGCGCGACGGTCACCGCACTCAGTTTGGCCGCCTCTGCCCGCTGTAAGTCAGCCAAGGCCAAGGCCTGCGCACCCCGTGCCGCTTGCAAATCCGCTTGAGTCGCCGCAATCGTCGCATTCCGATCAGCAATCAGTGCCGCAATCTTCGCGCGGATGGCAAATATGGTTTTGGCGATAGCAACGCCTAACAGCGTCAGGCCAGTTGATGCGCCAATCGCCGCCACATAGGCCAGCACCTCGGAAAGGTTTGCGCGCAGTGACTCAATCCCACCAATCACCGCTGCCGAAAGACCAAAGCCCCGATCAAACTCAGCCACCACATCATTAAAGTCGCGTTTGAGCGCGGTCATCGCTTGCGCCGACGTGCGCGGCATCTTGTTATACTGTTCGTCAGCTGTAGCGCCCATCTTCAGCAATGAGTTAATCATCAGCTCAGTGGTAATCTTCTGATCATGCGATGCCTTAGTAAATTCACCAATGGTCATCCCCATGCCTTTTGCCATCGCAGCGGCGAGTGGCAAAGCACCCTCCATGATCGAGACAAACTCATCACCGTTTAGCTTACCTTTGCCCAATGCCTGACTAAACTGAAAAATAGCAGCATTAGCGGTTGCGGTCGGCGCACCACCAATAGCGACAAACTTATTTGTAATATCCGTCATCCGAAGCAGCATGTCATCTGATGCGCCAGTTAGCTCACTGGTAGACAGCTTCAATTTTGAGTACAACGCGATTGAGCCACCCAGCTCCGTACCCGTAAAGTTAGCGCTTTGGGTGAGTCTACGCTGCACATCGATCAGCTGTTCTTGCGTATCGGTCACCAAGGCAAGCTGACCCTGAAAATTCTTGGCCTCATCGGTGATCTGCATAAACATGCGGATACCCAGCATGCCGCCGATACTTGCAATCAGCCCACGCACCTGACTGGCCATGCCCGAAAACGCAGCTGAACCTTGATTCGCCTCGGTGCGGGTGCGTGCCATTTGTGCTTGTAGCTCACGCACCTGACGCTCTAGCGCATCGACTTGCGCGGCCGTCGCCGTTGAGCTACTGCCCAGCCCACCTAGTGAGCCACGCAATAAGCCGATTTCAGCTTTGAGTTGCTTGATGACTTTCTCGAGGCTTTTGAGTGTAGCTTCCATCGTGCCCATGTTGACATTGATATTCACTGCACCCGCAGGCAATGCGCCCACACTGGCAATCATCGCGGCAATCATGGCACGGGCACTGGCAAGATCAGCTTGTAATTTTGGCAGGTCAACCCGTACCCGTACTGTTCCGCTTGCGGCTGCCAATGCCGCCGTAATCTGTGGACGGATTGCCGCCAAATCCGCAGCAATCGTGGCCGCATTGACCTTGACTTTAACCTTAACGGTCTCAGTGGCCGCGCCGCCCAACTGATTACGAATCTGAGCTTTGGCGCTGGCAATCTCAGTCTGTAACTTTGATCGATCAATTTTAAGATCAAACTTCATCGCCTTCACGTCAGTGATCAGGCTGTTAAAGTCTTTACGCACCTGCTTAAGACCGTTGCGGATCTCCGCAAGATCAGCATTGATCTTAAAACCCAGTGCCATGCTCATCAGCCAATCTCCTTCATCGCTTTTTTAAAGTCTTTGCCATCAAACTGCGCCATGCGTGCAGCGGTAATCATCTGGATAAACACCGCTTTTTCACGTCGCTGGCAAGCCGCCAAAAACGCCTTAAACTGCCCTATAGTGTAATCGCAGACACTTCTGTAGCTGTGTCCGTTAGCGATGAGGCACTGGATGCCGTCATCCCAGTCACGTGTTGCAGTTGTGCCAGTGCACCCTTGAGGTTGCCTACTTTTTGCAGGATTGCTGGCAGTAGGCTCTGGACGAAAAAATCAGTGTTAATCTCGACTGCCGCACCCACAATCTCGACAAACTCATCCATCAGCATATCGTCGAGTTGCTGTTTGCTCACTGGACATAATAGGGTGACCAGCAGCAACACATTGTCGTAGTGCTGCCGAATCAAATTAGTGATGACGGTTTGGTTGGCGTCGTTTACCAGCGACATGATGTCACCAATCATTGGCTCAACCGCGTCAGTAAACTGCTTGAGCTTGCCCATCCGCACAGGCTCTAGCGTGATGTCGCCAGCGGTGCGGGTTTTAACGGTAATACTTGGGATGTTTAGGGTTTGCATGCATTGCTCCTTTTATCGCGGCCAAATTTGACCAAATGCAGGAACACTACCGCTTGCTGCTGATGCAAGATCATCAAACATGCGGTAATTTTGCGTGTAAGCCAGCGGATCAATGTCATAAATACCACAGTAGAAGTAGGTCATGGCTTAATCCCACCGAATCAAAGCTGTGGCAAACGTACCACCGCGCTGATCAGTACGTTGCGCACCAACACCCAAACCCAGATAGGTATTACCGTCTAATAGGCTACTAATTACCTCACCTAAGCCAGCATTCTGACGTGCCGTGCCGAGTAGCACTCGTGGTCGCCAAAACACGCCAGCAGGGCTGATACATGCCGCAGGGAAAACGGGGGTTGTTGTGCCGTTTGCAATACTTCGATCGGTCGAAAGCGGTATCGGAATGGCAACGATCCCACTACTTACCGATTCGGCAGTTGCGGCTGTATAGTCGATGAAGCGATACTCCTGATTATTACCTGCTCTCCACTGCCAGCCAACTAACAGCGCATCACCTGTGGGTGTGCCACCTGACAAAATGCTACGCTCAATCATCACTAGCCCGCCGTTTGTCAGTGGGTCTAGTGACAGCGCAAACCAAGAAGCACCAGCACTGATATAGCAATTGTTTACAGTGCCTGCGCCGACATGGGATACAACTATAGTTGCAGCAAGCAAAACGCCACCAATATTACCCGCACCATCCGCTGACTTACCAACTGTGAATCGCAATCCTGCACCCGTTGTACCAGCACCAGCGCCGTATTCAATCTTAATAAAAATCGGGGCTGTTGACTGCAAGCCGTCATTAAATCTAAAAACCTCACTACCCATAAACGTGCTATTCGCAAGGGGGGCAAGCACAGTAGTCCAGTTGATGTCACCAGTCTGCACTACCCGCGTAAGCATTGCCCCAATCTGAGCGGATAATGCAGACCCCCACGCCCTAAACGTCGCATCAGTCGCATTACTTAGCGTTAAACCAAAAATCGCCTTAGCCATAATCAAAATCCTATGTAGTTAAAAGTGGCAGTGATTGCCGTGGCAGCAAGACCCGTGTTGGTTACGCTGTAATGCACATTGCCGTCATTGGTAAACCCATCGACCAGTGGTGACAGGTCGGCAGATAGCAGCCCTGTGACGCTAATAAACTCCAGCATCATGCTTGCACCTTGTGGCTTGTCTAATCCTGCTTGTCGCGCTAGATCGGCATTACGCTTAGCTGCTGTGACGTACAAGCGCACGCGACACGGTGCATTTGTAGCGATGGTTAAAAGGCGATAGATTGCATTGATTGGCACTGAACCAGTGGCTGTTGCATTGCTTTGCAGTGACGCTGTGGTGATCTGTAGCTCCTTGGTGATTGCACCAAAGCCGTTTAGCTCACTCACTCGGATTACATTGGTTTCTTGGGCATTGGTCTGATTGTTAAAGCGTTCAATCACCATCAGCTCTGTGCCAGTCAGATCACTGGCTTCTAGCTCCTTACCCTCTAGTGCAAGATCAAACATCGACTTTGCTGGCATGTATCACCCCTGTATCGCATATAGGCTGCCGTCGCTTAGCGCAAACACGCCGTCAGGTTCGACGGCGAGCACGAAAATAGAGTCAGGTGGCGGCAGAACACCTGACGTCACTCCCCCAGCGCAATTTGCACCTTGAAGTATTTTGATACGCCAACACCTTTTTTGCTGTTGTCGCGCAGCAGCTTGCCTTTGACTTCAAAGCTGGCAAAATCTTCGTTGATCAGGTCAAGCACTTGCGTTGCCCCAAACTTAATCCGATGCGCAGCGACATTCACCGCACGGCCAGACTTGGCCTCGTTCAGACCCTCAAAGTACAGTTCGTACTCTTTGGCAAAGGTGGTGATTGCTTCCATTGTCTGATGATCAAGCGTGGTATAGCCAATCTCCAGCGCGTCACCATCTTCGATATCGCCATCGGCCAAGATCGTGATCCCGCCACTGGATACCTCAAAATCGGTTCCAAGCACAAAGGTAGTGGCACCCATCGCCACCGTCACCGCAACAGAGGTATCAATCGGCTTATTGGTCGGTGTAAAGCCGCCGACATAACCGAGCTGCACCTCGCCAGTGACCGCTTCAGTGGCTAATTCGCTGGCTGTGCCAAAAAAAGCCCGTGCCAGATTATCTTTGTCGAGATCATGTAGCGTCATGCCACACTCGACCGCGCTGATACGGCGTGCCTCGGCGACCGTGCCACCGCCGACAACGGTATAATCGCGCTGCTCTTTCACGTCTTCAGTCACGCCAAAGTTCAGCACTGACACGTTACCGATATGTAGCATCGGTGCTGCTGCGCCTTTCTCGCGCAGATACACCATGCCGACGCCTAAATAACTGAAATCACCCGCCTGAACACCCATACCCTTACCCTCTATGTGCCACCGCGCACTGTTTTGCGGTGATTGAATTCAAGTGCAAAATAACCAAAACCATCATCGGTATAAGCCGGCTCAACCGTGCTTGGCGACAAACGCAACGGCTCTTGGCCCTTGATTACTCGACAGCCCATCAACGCCTCAAGCACCCGCTCTAACACTGGATCAGCCAGCTCTTTAGTGCCTGATTGCGTGCCATGCGCCTTTGCCGACCGTGCCACCACCCAAACGATGTATGACTGCGTGAGCGTAGCAATATGTGGAATCGTCGCAGCCTGCTCCTGCACGCCGACAATCCCACTGTAGGCAACAATGACCCGTAGATCACCCTGCGACCGCTCTTTGACATTGGAAAGGTCACGACCGCGACCAATCTTAGGCTTGGGATCTAGGCTGGACAGTTTGTCCTCCAGCCGCGCGACAATCGCCAGCTCCACATCCTCAAAAAAGCTCATAGCAGCCGCTCCAGCTTGTTTTTAACGTCATTCACCACCGCCGTCTGCCAAGCTGCGGGTAGATCAACCACGCCACCTGCCCGAATCGGCATAAATGGACGCGACGGGATGGTGACTGACTTGGCGAATACCACGCGCCCACCAACCACAAAGCGTAAGGTTTTGGCGACCTTTGGCGTAATGACCGCACCAAATTGATGTACTGGTGGATACTTTTGGATATTGGTGCCTATCTCTACAGTGTCGCCTTGCACAAGATGAGTGATGGACGCCTGCATACGGCCTGTGTCGCGTAACGGCTGACCTTGCCGCGATTTCAGGGCTTGCCACGGCACACCCCATGGACTACGACTGGTCTTAAAGCCTAGTCGCACAAAGTTGCTCAGTACCCGCCCCACCCCATCGAGGATCGGACGGGTGTTGCCCGTGGCGGCGATCAGCTTATCCAGCTGCTGTACCGCGTTGCCAGACAAGTCGAAACGAAACGTGGACATACTCAGAACCCCGCCAGTGAATCACGACTAAACACCCGGTCATCAGCAATAAAATCTATGCCACCCGATGGATTGGTTTCCGCCGGTGGAACATTCGGTAGCACCATAAAGCCCTTGGCATAGTCTTTAAGCCGTGCCAGCGCATCCTCGTAACGTGTACGCACTTCGGTGGGCGCGTTGTCGTCCCATAGCAAATAGCGCGTGATGTCGCACGATATGGCGCGGATTGCGTTTGGCACGGTTGCCAGTGGCGTGCTGTAACGACTGCCTAGGTAGCCGTCAATCAGCGCATCAGCATCGGCAGTCGTGGCACTCAGTGCCTGATCGTCGTCAGCACTGTCGTTATTGCGATCCAGCAAGTCAGATATTTCCGACTCGCCAAAACGCTGCACCAGATCCACACGACTGCAATAGGCCATCTCAGTCGCCCACCTGAATGGTCAGCAAAGCGATGAGGTCAGCTTTTTTGGCATCCGATGGCACATCAATCTGACGCTCCGCCGCCAACGCTTTAAGCTGCTCGACGGTCAGCTTGGATAACCCTTGGCTTTCTGTCTGCTGCTCTACAGTTGCACGCGCCGCCTCTGCCTGAGCATCGACAACTACCGCGCCGCACTCAAGCAAAGGCTTGGCAAAGCGTTCTTCGAGGTTAATCAGATCGCCGCTTTGATAGCGCACGCCGTCGTGTCGGATGGTGCGAGTCGCGGTATAGGCGAGGGCTAAAACGATTGCTGTTTTAATACTCATCTTCAAATCACTCTTAAATCATAAAAAACCCCTGCCACAAACCAGCACGTGACAGGGGAAAGCGTTAAGCGATGGCGTTCTCGAAGAAGTAGCCCAACTCATTGGCGACCACCAATTCACGCACCGACTCACCGACCCGCACCCGCACCGCACCACGCAGGCCGACTTTCATCTCGGGCATCTGACCCGCAATGCGGCTTTGATACTGCGCGGTAAAGCCAAAGGTCACGCCACGCTGGGTATTGGCCAAGCGGTTGCGATGGATCAATGCGGCATGGTTGCCCCAAACACGCGCAATCGTCGGTGTTTGGTTCGGCTTGGCAGAGTTGATCCAACCCTGTCCCACCAGCACATCTTCGATTTCTAGCAACTCGGCCAGCTGCTGGCGAGTGATCGTGCCTTGCTGCCCGCTGTTGCTCAGGATGGACGACACCAGCTTGGGATGCTGCCGTAGCTTCGTCCACACCGCCTGACCCAGCACCAACACGTTAGGACGCACTAGCGGCTTGTCCAGCGCATCCAGCATCTGCTCACGCGGATTGCTGTTGTCGTAGTCGCTCCACTGATCAGTCCCTGACAAAGTATCTTTAAAACCTGTCGCATAAGTCGCCGCACTGAATACCGTGTTTGCGGTGCGCTTTTCACGATCTAGCATGATCAACTCAGACAGTGCTTCGGTTGCATGGCCAACAGGGTTGTAACCCATTGCACCAGATGCTGCTTGAATGATGTCGTCATTTGGAATCAGATCATCTAGACCATAATCACGCACAAAGCTGGATTTTTCCGTATACCCAAACTCAACCTCATTGGGCATACCCTTACGACCCACCAGCGTCTCAGGCAGCGTAAAACGCTCATCCTTACTGTACTCATTCCACTTAAATTCTTTGGTGAGGACATTGACACGCGGCAGCACCATGTCTGCAATCATGTTTGGATTCTTGTAGGCCAGTGCGATGCTAGTCATCGTCGGATCGACTGGAAATGGGGTTACATTCGGGGTATTAACTGCCATGATTGATTGGCTCCTTATGGAATATAGTGGGTGCTAAGTTGGATCAGGACGCCGCCCAAATCGCCACTTACGCCCGAAACTTGTGCGATACCAATCACACGACTGCCATCAGTTGCGACAATCGCGCGACCATCTGCATCAGCGGTGAGCACATCCCCTCGCGCCACTGTGCCGCCGTACTCGACGTTTGCGACACCTGAACGGATCACATCAAACGGCTCACCAGATGCGACGGTGACGCCTTTTGGCACGCCAGCAACGCCAATCAGCTTGTCCGCTCCTGCCGCAGCCTGCACCGCCAGCTTGTCGCCTGACCCATGCTTGATGATGCGGTTTTCAGCAACCACCGCACCTGCATAAAACGTCTCAACCAAACCTACTTTTGCGTACATATTGCTTACTCCCGATCTTTGCCAGCTTGCACAACGGCAACGGCTTCACTAAATGAGACATGTTGACCTGCCGCTGTTTGCTTGGCGTGATAGGCCTGTGCCTTGGTTGCCAGTTCAGCAGCGGTCAGCTCAATTTCTGTACCCGCGCCGTCTTCTTTGCTGCGCTCGGCAAAATCAATAACCTTGGGCAGACCAGACAAAAACGCCTGCATAAACTGGCGTGGCGACTGCTTCACAGCTGCCGTGCCTTCGCCGAACTCGACGGTTTGATCCGCGTCATCCAGTGTGGCCATAAACTCGACCAAGCCGACCTTGTGTGCTGGCAGCACTTTGCCAGTTTTGATCAAATCATCAAGTTGGTTGCCGATTTCGCGCTTGGATAGATCACGTTCGCGCTTGGCAAGCGTCGCCAACTGCTCGGCAAATTCTGCGGTCTGTGCTGGTGGTGTTACTGGTGGTGTTGCGGACATATCTTGTCCCTCCGTAAAACTAGGCTGAGATTCAGATTTCTCTTGTTCTTGTCGTAGCCGCTTGGCTTCTTCAACAAGAATTTCAATTTCATAGGACGGCAATTCTTGGTCAGCAATCTCGATCCCATCTTTTGCGATAATCTTTTCACGCCATCGACGCATCATTCGCGCCAAACTATCCCAAGCCCAAGGCGATGAGTCGCCAAACTCGACGACCCCCTGCTCAGACTCGTTAAACTGCACATCACCCAAGCCTTTCAGCGCGGGTGGTTGTGCGCCTAAAAAACCGACGTGACGCAAATACAACGTGCCAGGCGATGGATTGGCGGGACTGTCTGGCAAGTACCAAGAAGCACTGCGTTTTTTATAGCGACCCTCTTTGACCAACTCAGCAAACTCAGCATCAACCTGTTTTGGGTGTGCCAATACAACGCCGTCAGCGGTCAATTCGAGATGATCAATCCAGCCGAATGCTGGGTGATTGTCTTTGGGGTGGCCGACTACAATCGGTGCTTCGTGCGTCGCTGGTGCGTATGCGGCCACTGCCGCCGCGAGGCTGTCACGGCTAAAGTCGAGTGTCTGACCTGCCATCGCTGTATGCGTGCCGATCTTGAAAATTTCGATAGGTTGCATCGTCTGCCCTCTGTCCTCATACGACTTTAGGCGGTCGGTGACCTTGCATCACCCTGCGACTGCATACGGATAATTGATTTTATTTTGGGCAATAAAAAACCCGTCATTTGGACGGGCTAGGTGCTTAAAATAGATTAAGCAGATGTTTGCTGCATGTCTTTTAAGGTCTGCTTTAAATCCAACCTAAACTGACTCAAAGCATCCTCTTCAATCGCTCTGGACACGGGACCATCAAAACGCACAATCCCTTTGGCTTTGAGCCTTTCATCTTCGGCAGCAAGACTCTCTAGTATCTGTTTAGCATTCATGAGCGTTCTCTCTCGTAGATCAGGCCTAGGTTTCCACACGCAACAACCCAAATATAATGCAAATACTCAGCCTCGGCAAACTGTGGATTAAGATCACCTGAGCGCACCAGCTCGTTGACAATGCGGTTAGCTTTGGCTTTGGCGTCTTCGAAAGCAGCAACCAAAGCAATTACTGAAGGCCATGCCGCGCCGACCTTAGTTGTTACGCGGTATCGTATCAATGGCGTGACAACCCTAATCTCTCCAATATCGTACTCTACAGCACGATTAATGTCTGTTAGCGATAGTGTTGTTCCTCTTGGGTGGTTGTGCGTAAATATATTTTTGGGGAGTAACAAAACCTCTTCTTTGCTCAAATCGACTCGATCAGGCTCACCTTGACGCTTAAACAACAGCACGCCATTGCTATCAAAAGCCCCTGCTGTTTCAAGATCATCATTTCTAATGCCATCTTCAAACTCAACGACATTTTTCTTCAAAGGTGATGAAGTATCAGGTGTGACTTTCGGCGCACCTATATCATAAATGCTAAAGGTCTCAGATGGCGGCTGATCAAAATGCTGCTTATTCACATTGCCACTCTGATATTTTGGGGTGGCCAATACTACCTGATTTTTCTGCGCGACTTCTAACGCTACAAGGCCTTCCTGAGCAGCCTCTCGCAACGCCTGATCCTCAATCGCCACCGCCTTTTCGCGCGCCAATCGCTGCAACTCATCAACCCGCGCCTGACCCGCGTTATACGCAAAGCCCGCATCGACACCGTCAGGAATACGCTCACGCTGACCTGTGCGCGGGTTAGTCCAATCTACCAGCTTGACCTTGGGCGAGTCGGTCACACTCAAGCCCAACGCCTCAAGCTCCGACTTGGAAAACTGGATTAAATTACAGCGACAATTGAACCCATTCGGCGGCGCGTGCGTCTGCCAAAACACATGACTGATGGGCAATATCGTATTATCCCATGCTCGATGTTTTGGCCGCGTCCGAAAGTCATCCACCGCGTCATACATCAAATACGGCGCATCCTCGGCCTGTCGCATGATCTGCTCCCAACGTCCGACACTGTAGGCCATCTGCATGTTGGTGCGAAAAATGATCTGTAGCCGCCGCGCACTGCCCAACTCGGCCACCACGGTCTTACCCGTCAGTGGATCAAGTACCGCTTGCCGCCCCCACCAGCCATTGGCCTGCAAGTGCGGGATGATCCGATCTGCCCACTGCTCATATGTCCAGCCCTGTTTAATCGCCTGCCTGATGCCGTCCTGCATGTCTTGTAGCAGATCCATGTCCATCATTTTTGCGACAGTAAACGCGGTGCGATGCTCTTCAGCAGTCACATCAAGATAACTAAACGACGGCTTTAAACCCTTGGACTCAAAGTGCCTGATCGCTTCACGCGGCGGCACATTAAACCCAAAACTGGCCTGTATAAAATTGATAATGCCCTTGATCATCGCTGCCCCCGTAGCATCCCCGTCAATCGCGCCCAGAACGTCGCTCGCTCGATTTTTTGCACGGCCTGAGCGCTGGGCATATCACGCGCCATCTCCCGCAAATGCTGCTCAAACGTGTCAAAGTCCTTGCTGCTCTCGGCATAGTCCAGCAGCTGCTGCACGCGCTGACCCATCACGCTTTGATAATCCTCAGCAGCGCGTTGGGCAGCATCCAACATGCCGACCTGATCGCCCCGCGCCCCCGCCTTAATCGCATCGATCACCGCAGACTCTGCAAAATTGGCTGCATTGGGGTCAGCCACTGGCAATTGGCCAATCTGATTGACCTGCGCTTGTTTTTTGATCCAGCCCTCGCCATAGGTCGATGTGATGTATTCAGGGGTTGGCTCGTAGCCAAGCTCACTGATCTTCTTGTCGCGCTCTGCCCGCTTATTCTGGTCTTCGGCGGGCTTGACGTTGCGATAGACTCGTGGCGGCGTTGCGCCTGCAAATGCGGCTTGGTTGTACTCAAACCACCACTGCACAACCGACTGATTAAACGACTCGCACAGCATGTCGCTATCAGCCTGCACCACCATATCGCGCACGTCGGCATGGGTTTCCGACTGACTGCGACTACTGCCATTGTCGGTGGTCATGGTCTGCGACAAGACGATTTTGGCAATCGCCGCATCCATTGCGTCTTTAAGGGCTTCATAATCAGCAGCACCTGATCGTCTGGCTTCTAGCAGCGTAATTTCCATGCCATCTGGCACGAGAATACCTGTCTCAGTGGCAATCGCACGCAAGGCTTGCAGTGCCTTATTCCGCGTATCCTTGTCATTTTCTTTGCCTGCGGGCAACTTACCAACACCTGTCGGCTGGCCAAACTTTTCGAGAAAGATCAGCCAAAACTTGATGTCGTTACGCTTGAAAAACACGGGCCAATACAACCAGTGCGCGAGGCCAAGCCCATAGGGGTTGTCTGAGTTGTCCGCACCCGTCGAGACCACCCAGAACTTACGATCAGGCATGCGCTCAAATTGATGATCCTGCCGCAACAAAAACAACTCTGAATCGACGTTAAAGCGAAACCGCGCCCGCTCACGCACCTTGATCGACTCAATACCGATCAGGCCATCGTGTTGCGCCCACATGATCTCACCCACGCCGTAGCCGTAGAAGGTGGCAAATAGCATTTTGTCATTGATGTCGTCCCAGCGGATGCGCGATAGGTTGTCACGCAGCGCATCAGCACAGGCTTGACTGGCCGCGTCATCTGCGCCTGCCTCGACCGTCCACGGCTTAGACACGACAGATAAGCGACGTTGCTGAAAAGTGGCTTTAACCTGATCATCGCGCAGCACCTCTTGATAGATTTCAAGATTGCCCGCGCCTTTGGTGGCAAGGATTTTGTCGGGATTGAGCAGCACCTTTAAGAATGGGTCGATGGTGTACGCAATCGTGTTATCGGTCGATGCTGGCGCGAGTTCTTGCGTGATCGGTGGCTTGGGCTTGAGGTTGTCCATATGCGGTAGATAGATTGCCAGTAATAGCGCACTATCTACCGCGTGTGTCAGGCTGTCAGGGTGCGACTAGATCAGCGAAACAAAGCGGCGAATAGCCTGCTGCAACAAATAGCCTAGCGCATGGACTGATTCAATCTGTAGGCGATTATTTGGACAGCTTGTTTCATTCAAAAACGCACACTGCAAGCAGGTCAGCCCCACAGTCACTTGCTCAACCAGACCAATAATCGGTGTCCAGTCGCTGCATTCAGCAGTTTTCAGACACTGATAGCCATCTTTGAGCAAGACGATAATTCCACCAATCAGGCTGGCTTTCTCGTGATGCTCAAGAATGACCGCTTCGATGCTGTTTTGCAGTACGATTATTAGTGCGCTTGCACCTGAAAAATGCAGTGCCGCTTCGTCAAACAGTTCCATGCGGCTGGTTGGCAGCTTAGGG